CCTGGCCCAACTCCTGACGCACGGCAGTGAACGAATTTGAAAGCCGGTTAAGCGATGCCTGCATGCTGCTGACCGGGCCGCTGCCGCCGCTGAGGTCGTTGAGCGCAACGGCGAACTTCGGCAGAAAATCTTCAGAGAGCAGCTGGCCGGAGTTGAGCAGATTGACGAATTCAGCCGTGGTCACGCCCAGCGCTTTGGCTCCGGCAGTAGTTGCGATCGGCAGCCGCTCGCCGAGCTGCTGGCGGAACTCTTCAGCGGACACCACACCCTTGCTCATCATCTGCGAGAGCGCCAGGAACACGCCATTATTCTGCTCGACGGTGAGGCTCATGCGCGCCGAGATGTTACTGACCGACTCGAACACCGCGCGGGCTTTTTCTCCCTCCATCGATGTGCCGCGCGAGGCGGCCTGAAAGCTGGCATAGGCATCGGCGGTTGATTTTATTTCGAGACCGAGTTTGCTGGAGAGCTGGCGGATGTATTCGTATTCGGCAGCGGCATTTTTAGCCGAGCCGGTGGCAACCGCCATCGTGTTGTTAAAACGATCCTGCGCGACCGTGGTATCGATGATCGCGCGGCCATAGCTGGCAAACTGCGACACACCGAGATAAGCAATGGCGACTGCGCCGACCTTCGCGATTCCCTCGGACAACTTGTTGGTGCTGGCCGCCGCCTGGTCGGCGGTACTCGACACTTCACGCAGCGCGTCGCGCGACAGGCGCACCTCACCGGCAACGGATTCGCCGCCGCTGGATTTTAATGTGATGCCAAAAACCATCCCGTCTGACATGATTAACCCGCCGCGTTAAATATTGCCAGCGCCGCAGCTTCCATCACACGGATATCGTTAAACACCTGCTGCGGATTTTTCACTTTTAACCCCCATAAAACGGTTTTCACACCGGGATAATCCAGCCCGAGCCGAAACGCCTTTGTGCCGCACATCATCCAGCGCCACTGAGTTTCGCAGGCGGTGTAGGCATTGAGGCTGTCCAGGTTGTCGTGCCATATTTCGAAATCGCCATCCGCGCTGCCCGTGTCCTGGTCCTGCTCTGGCCCGATGTCGGCGGCGCACACCCCGAAGGTTATCTTGTCCGCCGCATCCTGTTCCCGCTGCGCACGGCTATCGAACTTCCCGCCGCGCGCCAGATAGCGCGCGGCGGCTGTCAGTTTTTTTGCTTCGCCCCACCAATGCTTTCATAAAAAGCGGTGACGATGCTGGCGGGCACCGGGTAGACTTCCAGCAACTGCTCCAGTGCCGAGGCGCTGAACTCGATCGCGTCACCGGCCTCGTCGGTGACGGCCTTGCCGCTCCAACCCGCCACCACCTCGCGGCCGAATTGTTTGTCATCAATCTCGCCGGCGCGCGATCGCGCGGACAGATCGGTCAGTTGCGCCTGGCTGAGGCGGTAAAAATCAAGCTCCAGCTTGCGCGGCGTTTTTTCGCCGGGGAGCTGGACAATGACGGCGTGCGGGTAGGTTTCGGATACAGCTAGCTTGAATGCCATGATGGAACTCCATAGATTAAGGATTGAGGTTTGAAGATCGGGGATCACCCCGATCCCCGTCACCTTGACTACAACTGAACGTGGCTGTATTCGTCGTTGCCGGCTGCGCCTGACAGGAATTCAAGGCCAAGTTGAATCATGGCTATGTCATCGACCGCCGTTTCCGCATAGGACGTGACCTGCACAGACGCGCCATTAACCTGCAGCTTGCTTCCAGCGACCGTGCCGTGGGTGAGCGTGAATACCCCCAGTGTTCCGTTTTTTACGATAGACTCGAAATCCTTCTGAGCCATCGTTGGTTCTTCCATCGTAAGGCTGGCGGTGGTTTTACGGCCGACAAAATAAACCCCCTCGCCGTTAATGCCGTCGCGGTAAACCACGTTGTTGCCCTGGTCGAAATTAAACTCGGTGATGATGCCGGAATAGCCATGCAGGCTCGCGGTCGTGATCCCTGCAGATACGGGCAGCGGTGTCTTCCATGCCGTCAGTGTCGCGGCCGGCATGACGGTATCGGTTGCCAGCGTGTAGAGGCCGATGCCGTCGAAACTCCACATCGGCGTGCTCTTGGGTGACATTTTCAGTTTTACACTACCGCGCCAGCCGCTGATCTTGCGCAGCTTGCCGTCCCGGTTGAAATAGTGCGTCATCGCCTGTTCTGCGGCAGATACCCCGGCGTAGGTCACGCTGACGCCCGCCAAGACGTTTTCCGATTGGGCGCACGCCTTCATCAGGGGGCCATAGGCGGCAGGGGTACCCGCGACGCCGGAGGTAAACGCCTCGATGTCAAAGCCGAACTTCACGTGCGCGCCGGAAACGATCTTGCCGGCGCTGCCGAAAAACCCCCTGACCACGGAGCGGTCGCTGGAATTGATTTCCATCGGAGTGATCCGGATATTGCTGGCCAACACGGAATCGGTCGCACCGACCGGCGCGGGGTCGACGCCATAGGTTGTTTCGATCTTCGACATCAGTACTTGTTTTTTTACTTTAAATGGCATGGCAGTAATCTCCTGTTAACGTTTTGCCTGTTCGGCGGTGATGGCATCGAGCACGGTCACGCGCGCCTTGCCGCTGGTTTCAAATTCGGCCAGCTGCGCGAGCTGCGCCGCATCGAGCAACCACAGCGCGGCGATGATGTCGGCGGCGGTGCCGGTAACCAGCTGCGCGAGATCAACCTGCGGCAGCTGCGCATCCGGATGCAGGCAGCGCGAGCTGCCGGCGGTCGGCTCTTCGACGCGCGTGCGCTTGCCGTCCTTGTCTGTGGTGTAGCTGCCGCCCTGTCCTGCGAATTCGTCTTTCATTTCATCTCCCTGTTTTAAACCCTGCGGTCGAACGCCGTCACGTATTCGTCCACCCACCAGCACTCGCCATCCCGCAGCTCGATCATCTGCCCGCTCTCCAGCATCATTGGGTCATGGTCGGCAGAGGGGCAATAACCGAACAAGGCACCATCTATCAGGTCGTATAACTGCTCGATGTCCGTGATTGCCTTGCTGCCGGTCACGCCGCTGATGTTGCGCACAGCCATTACGATCTGGATTCGAACTTCGCGCTTTTGTGCGACCACGCCGGTCATGTAGCGGTTGCCTGTACCGCGCCGGTTCTTAGGCACCACAAACACGGCGGGGAATTTAGTGGTGCCGCGCTTGATCGCGGCAAGATTCGCCGCAATCCCTGTTGACCCAAGCCCGCTTACCTGAGACGTGATACGGGCCAACACCAGATCGGTGAGCATCAGCGGCTGCTCCGATCAAATGCCCGGCTGTTCGGCGTACTGAACTGCACCGAGTTGGCAGGTTGAGCGACATTGTTTGCGACATCCAACCCGAGGCCGATCCGACCAGCAGCGACACTTTCCAAAAACTTAATGGCATCCTTGTAGCGCAGACGCACCGCATCCGTCTCGGTTACTCCGGCTCCTGATAAGCGATAACGCGCGATATCGCAAGCGAACCCGGTGAGTATCTTCGGCACACTGGCCAGCGGCAGGACATGGCGCGGCGCCAGGTAGGGATCGATCTCGGCATCTGCCTCAGACAATGCCGATGCAAGTACGGCGTCATCGATTACGTCGAGAGCGCCGGTTCGGTCAGTGAGCGCGATCACTTCGGGTTCGCCGAAGCGCGCGATCATGTTGGCTTTGGCTGCGTAGCTCATTTTTTGTGCGGGCGTAAGGCCTTACGCCCCTACGCGGAGACTTCCACTTCGATCTCTGTATCGGTGACGGACAGCAGCGCCTCGCCCTTAATCTGCGCGATCTGTTCTTTGCCCAGATCGGACAGCGCGACGACCGTCTCGCCCTTGGCCCATGCGCGGCCGCCACGGCGGAAGCCATCGCGGCTGGATACGACGCTCAGCGCGGGCACCTTGACGGTCTTTTTCGCGGCGGTTTGCTTTGCGGCGGCGGCATCTGCCCCGGCCTTGTTGTCAGCAGCAGCTGGTGCAGCTGCCTTGTTCTTGCTTGCTGTAGCCATGATCACTCCTTGTTCGTTTGTCCTTCACACCCCGGAGCCGCACTCAGGGCGGCTCCGGTTAGCGTGCTACCGCTCGGGGGTGTATTCCTTATGCGCCGGTGGAGCCGTAGCAGAGCTGCCAGAAACCGTATCCGCCTGCTGCGCGCGCTTCAGCGCCGTAGCGGAACTTCTTGCGCATGAACACGTTGTCGCTGTTCATGTCGGTCTGCTCGACGAACACCGGGGCTTTGCGCTCCTGGTAGATGAAGGGCTTGATCGCCTTGGTGGTATCCAGCAGGAACCATGCGGTGTCGCTGGTCAGGCGTGCATCCACCACCACCTCAGCCGTGCCCTTGAAGGGGTTGGCCTTTCCGTCATCCAGGCGGTCGTTGTTCACCAATGCCAGGGCGATGTGTTCCAGCGCGGGCGGCACCAGCAGCACGTTCGGCGTGATGTTCAGCGGGCGGCCTTCGTCGTCCTTGAACTTGCGCATCGCGGTGCGGGCTGCGCCGTAGCTGGCGATCGCAGCGGCTTGCGTTGCCACAGAGAGCGCTACCGTGCCCTTGTTGGATACGGACGCCTTGGCCACGACGTGGTCGGTATCGCAGAAGAACTGGCCGTCGAAGCATTCGGCGGTGAACGCACTGTTGGCCAGCGCCATCACGATCTCGTCCGGCAGCTGGGCGGCAGACTCACCGGCCATCTGTGCCTGCGGGCCGTAGATGCCCAGGTTGTCATCATCGACATCATTGCGATCCACCTCAACAGTGGCTTCGAAGTCGTCGTTCTTGATGGTGTACTTGGAAGCTTCCAGCGCTTTCACGCTTTTGTCGCCGATCCACTTCCGCATCATCGGGAACTTGCTCAACCAGGCGTAATCGTTCTGGCCGGTGGTGCTGGGCACCTTCATGGCGATCTTCTGCCAGACCGACGGCGCAGCACCGAAGGCGTTGTTGAACGTGGTCTTCAAGCTGATGAAGAGGTTGGCGAGGTTCTCGCGGTTGACGATCATGGGATTCTCCTTTTAATTAACGAGCGGTCGGATCGGGGCTTACTGCACCCAGACGCCGTCGGTTTCCACACCAATGACGATACCGGCTGCAGAACGGGCACCGGTGGCGCTGGTGGCAGACACGGTCTGGTCGTCCTCGATGTAGCAGAGCTTGCCCAGGCCGGCCTGCGTCACCGCGTCGGCGGCGCTGTTGGCGAACTTGAACGCCTTGCCGCGACGCACCAGCACGCTCAGCGCACCATCTGCGCCCATGTTGTCCACCGTCTCTTCCGAGCGACCCAGATAGGTCAGCGTGTCAGCGACAGCGCCGGGTGTGGCATAGCCGGTGGCGTTTGCGGCCACCAGACTGCCGGCGAAAATCTTCTTGGCGGCGGCGATGGGCACGGCGATCAGTTCGCCGTCTTTCATTTGGGTATTGCGATCAGCAGTCAAAGGCATGTCGTTCTCCTGTTAGGTTGTTGGTTAGGACGCAGACTGGGCAGCCAGCGTCTTCTTGAAGGCTTCCGGCGAGACGCCAGTGGCCGCGCACATCGCCAGCTGCGCTTCGCTCAGCTCGCCCTCGGCTTGGCCTTCCGGCTTCTTGCCGCCGGTCTGCGTGGCAGTCAGCGCATCGATCGGCTGCGCCGTCTTCAGGTACTGGGTCAGCGCCGCGAGGTTGGCTTTGCCCAGATCGCGCGCCCACTTCTCCTGGGACGGCAGCAACTTGCCTGCAGACAGCGCGGCAGTGACCACGCCCTCCACTTCGCGCTCGACCGTCTCGTTGCGCAGCGCGGCGACTTCGGTTTGCAGCGCGGCCATCGCATCCACCGGCACATACTTGGCCGGGTCTGGCGTGGCGGCGGTCAGTGCGGCGATCTGCCCGTCCTTGGCGGACAGCAGACCGGGTAAGCTGAACCCGGCAGCGGCCACGGCAGCGGCGTTGTTGGACTTGATTTTCTCGGCGGCTTTTTGCACCTCGGCCAGAATCTCATCCGCCGTAGCCATTGTGGGCAGGTTAAAGAACCAGCGCAGTTGTTCGAGCAACTCTTTCATGTTTGTCTCCTGTGTGAGTGAAGCGGAAAGGCGCGCGCTGACCTCTTCCATGCCGTCGATGGCGGCGTTGTTGGTCAGTGCGGCGTT